AAAGCAAATTACCCTACTGGAAATCCAGCAGCTGCTGGTGATCAAAAGGGTGTCAAGTTTTCAAAAGACTCTATTTCATACTGCACCTCAGGTCTTGTAGATAGAAATAAGGGATCAACTCTTTCGTATCTTCACAAATCAATCAAGGCACTCAATCAACTTAGAATGATTGAGGACTCTCTGGTCATCTATCGTTTGAGTAGAGCACCAGAACGTAGAATTTTCTACATTGATGTTGGTAATCTGCCTAAGGTAAAGGCAGAACAATATCTGCGTGATGTCATGTCTCGCTATCGTAATAAGTTGGTTTACAATGCCAACACTGGTGAGATTCGTGACGACAAAAAGATGATGTCCATGATGGAGGACTTCTGGTTGCCTCGTCGTGAAGGTGGTCGTGGTACAGAAATTACCACACTGCCTGGTGGTCAGAACCTTGGTGAACTGACTGACGTTGAGTATTTTAAGAAGAAACTCTACAAAGCACTCAATGTTCCCATCTCTCGTATTGAAGGTGACGGTGGATTCAACCTTGGTCGTTCCTCCGAAATCCTGAGAGATGAACTTAAATTCAGTAAGTTTGTTGGTCGTCTGAGAAAGAGATTCTCAGTCATGTTCCTTGATATGTTGAAAACTCAACTGCTTCTGAAAAACGTTGTCACTCCCGAAGATTGGGAGATGATGTCTGAGCATATTCAGTTTGATTTCCTTTATGACAATCACTTCTCTGAACTCAAAGAAGCAGAGCTCATGGAGAACAGAATCAATCTGGCAGCTCTTGCAGAACCTTACGTTGGCAAATACTTCTCACAGGATTATGTCCGCCGTAAGATCATCCGTCAGACTGATGCTGATATTCTGGAAGAGGATGCAAAGATCGAACAGGAAATCAAGGATGGAATCATCGTTGATCCTCTTGAAGCAGCAATGGCAGTTGATGGTATGCAACCAGGAATGCCACAAGAAGGTGCAGTTTCTAGTGGTCCAGCATTAGGTCAAACTGTTGTTGAACCAGATACTGAGAAACAAGGTAAGTCTACCGAAGCACCCGAAGGTGGAGAAATATAAATAACTTATAGTCTTAGTATATTACTAAACAATGGAAGAATTAATGGATCTTATGGTGACTGGTGAATCCCCTTCGGAGGTGTCGGATAAAATCAAAGAGATTCTGTATGCAAAGGCAGCAGAACGAGTTGAGAATCTGAAACCAAACGCAGCAAATTCTCTGTTTGCTGAACCAGAAGAAGAGGGTGAGGTTGAAGATCAAATTGAAACTGGATCCGAGGAGGAGTAATGGCTCACAATCCTATCGCAGATAGTGGCACTACGTTAGCAAGTGCATCTGGTGCATCGTCACAATCTAGTGCGATGGCAGTTAAAACTGATTCTTTGAGAATCACAAACAACGGCACTAGAAATGTCAACGTTGCTATTGGAACAAATCCAACGGCAACCGCGAATGATTATAGTATTTCTAAGCAAGAATCAGAAATTCTGAGTCTTACTCCAAAATCTCAACCAGTTATTGGTATCACTACCGGAACTTCAACCACCCTTCATTTCCCCGAAGGAACTGGTTGTGCATTCAATGTTGGAGATACTGTTAGTGTCACTGGTCTTACTCCCGATTCATTGAATTTTACTCATAAACCGGTTGAAAGAATTCTGTCAAACGCTTCCTCTCAACCTGGTTACTTCTCTACCCGTGCTGTTATCACTCATGATAGTAGCGCATCTACTGTTAGTGGTGCAAGCACTGCAACTTTCAACGGTGGGTCGGTAAGAAATTCTGTAAAAGCAAGTGTCTTCTCTGATGGCACTGGTTCTACCGTAAACTTTATTCAAGTACAAGCAGCCGGAGGCGGATCCTGATGAAACTCATCACCGAAGAAATCGAATCAGTTGAGTTTCTTGTTGAATCGAGAGGTGGCAAGAAGCAACTTTATATCGAAGGTGTTTTTCTCCAAGGAAACATCAAAAACCGTAATGGTAGAATGTATCCTATGGAGACACTCCGCCGTGAGGTTGGTAGATATAACGAAAATCATGTTGCCAAAGGCAGAGCACTTGGTGAACTCGGTCACCCCGAAGGTCCTACCGTAAATCTCGATAGAGTATCACATAAAATTGTATCTCTTAGAGAGAGTGGTTCAAACTTTGTTGGTAAAGCAAAGATCTTGAACACTCCCATGGGTAAGATTGCATCTTCTCTCGTAGAAGAAGGCGTAAAACTCGGTGTTTCTTCCCGTGGTATTGGTTCTCTCAAAATGACGAAAGAGGGAATCAACGTTGTCGGTGACGACTTCATGTTAGCAACTGCTGCTGACATCGTTGCTGATCCTTCTGCCCCTGATGCTTTCGTTGAAGGTATCATGGAAGGAAAAGATTGGGTGTGGGACGGTGGCGTTCTTCGTGAGAAGTATGCTGAGAAAACCTATGCGACAATCAACACATTAGTTGATCAGAAAAAACTCGATGAGCAGAAATTAGATCTGTTCAATCAGTTTTTACAAAACATTTAATATAATAAATAAATAAAGATAATACCAATACAGGTTTATTACGGAGTAGCTACAAATGTCACGTGGAAAATCCTTACAAGAAATGGAAGTAAAGACACAGCAATCCCGCACCGCTGTTAATTCTGGCGCGAAAGCGGGTGATCCTATGCCTTCCATGGCCGATCCTGGAACTCAACTGGGTTCTGTGGAAGATCTCGGTGGTCCTACCCCTGAGAACTACAAGCCCGACGACGATTCAGCAAAGCTGAAAACTCCCGGTGGCACCTTGAAGCAAGTATCCGATGTTGTTACTAAGGGTGCAGGCAAAGCAGATTCTACTCCAACCATGAAAAAAGAAGAAGAGGAACTCGATACCGAAGCAACCATCGAAGAAGATCAAGAGATCGTTGATGAGGTTGTTACCGAAGAGGAAGAAGAGACCATTGATGTCGAAGAAGACGTTAATGCTCTTCTCGGTGGCGAGGAACTCTCCGAAGAATTCAAGGAAAA